ACCAGTCAAGATTGTGCTTAGGTCGGCCATAACACCTGCTGGGTCTTTTGCCAAAGCCTGCTTCAGTCCTTCTTCAGTACCGTAACGCTGTTTGTAGAACTGCCCCACTTGACCAGCAACTTCACGAGATGGCTTGTCCTCGCCAATCAATTGAACAAGGCTTTCAGGCAGCAAGTTTTGCAATGTGCCAGCACCAATATCAAGGACAGACTTTGCGGTTTTGACAGGGCTGGTAAGGCTGGCGGAGAAGCTGGCACAGCGTTTAAAGAAAACCTAATGGGCCGTGTTGATCCAACTGAAGTTCTTAATGCTGCCAAACAAAACGTGGCTGAACTTGGTAACCAACGCCAGATAGCTTATCGCGCCAACATGCAAAACATCAAAGGCGATAAATCTATTTTGAACTTTGATGGCATTGACAAGGCACTGGCGGACGCTCAAACCAAGGTTTCGTTTAAAGGCAAAGTAAAAAACGAAGCTGCTGCTCAAAAACTCAGTGATGTGCAAGCAAAGATCAATGAATGGAAAAGCCTTGATCCTGCTGAATACCACACGCCTGAAGGTCTTGATGCTTTGAAGCAAAGCATTGGCGAGACACTTGAAAGCATCCCATTTGAGTCAGCACAGCAAAGAATGGTTGTTGGTGATGTTTACAATGCTGTCAAGAAAGAGATTTCCAAACAAGCGCCAACATACGCCAAGACAATGAAGGCGTATTCAGAGGCATCGGATCAAATTAAAGAAATTGAACGTGCTTTGTCTTTGGGCAAGAAAGCATCTGTTGACACTGCAATGCGTAAATTGCAATCACTGATGAGAAACAATGTTCAGACAAATTACGGCCAACGACTTAAACTTGCTCGTCAACTTGAAGAAGCTGGTGGAAATCAATTGATGCCTGCTATTGCTGGTCAAGCACTGTCTGAATTGACACCAAGAGGATTGCAACGTGCAACGTCTTTGCCAACAAGTCTTGGCGCATTTACTGTTGGCGGTTTGCCTGCTGCTGTTGGTTATGGGCTTGCATCAAGTCCAAGAGTTGTTGGTGGTGCTGCTTATGGTGCTGGTGCTACAGCGCGTGGTTTGCTTGATGTACAGCGCAGACTTCCTGAACTAGACTATCCGACAATGTTTAATTTGCTGTATCAGTCGCAACAGCCAAAAACGGAGTAAACAATGGCAAAGACGAAAATCTCAGAATACAGCAGCACTGCTGGCAACAATACTGACATCAACAACATCAACCTAGCGGAGGGCATGGCTCCATCGCTGGTTAACAACGCCATCCGTCAATTGATGGCGCAGCTCAAAGACTTCCAAGCTGGTACGGCTGGAGACTCTTTTACCATTGGCGGTAACCTCTCTGTAACTGGTACGTCTACGCTGACTGGTGCAATCACTGCAACGGCTGGTATGACTGGCCCTCTGACAACCACATCAGCAGCCATCTCTGGCGGCACGATCAACGGAACGGTTATCGGTGGTGTTACACCTCAAGTGATTACAGGAACAACCGTTACTGCTAACACTGGCTTTGTTGGCGCTCTTACAGGCAACGTAACAGGTAACGTCACAGGCAACACTACTGGTGTTCACACTGGCGCTGTTACGGGTAACGTGACTGGCAACGTCACTGGAAACGTCACTGCATCCTCTGGAACATCCACCTTCAACAATGTGACCATCAACGGCACATTGGACATGGACTCTGGAACGACAGGAACCATCACAGGCTTGGCTACCCCTACAAACCCAACAGACGCTGCCACAAAGGGCTATGTTGACGCTGTAGACGCTGCAAAGCTGAATCTGTCTGGCGGCACGATGTCGGGCAACATCGCAATGGGTTCAAACAAGATCACAGGTCTTGGAACTCCTACTTCTGACGCTGACGCTGTAACAAAGTCATATGTTGACGCAATTGCTCAAGGTATTGACGCAAAAGCCTCCTGCCGTGTTGCTACGACTGCAAACATCACTTTGTCTGGCACTCAGACAATCGACGGTGTTGCAGTAGTCGCCAATGATCGCGTCTTGGTTAAAGACCAAACAACAACATCCGCAAACGGCATTTACTCTGTTGCAGCAGGCTCTTGGAGTCGCACAACAGACGCTGATGCTTGGACAGAGCTGGTTTCTGCTTACACCTTTGTTGAGTCTGGTACTTCAAACGCTGGCAACGGCTTCTTGTGTACTGTTGCTGCTGGTGGCACATTGGGCACAACGGCTGTTACCTGGACGCAGTTCTCTGGTGCTGGTCAAATCACTGCTGGCGCTGGTCTTGTCAAGACAGGAAACCAACTTGACGTTGGAACAGCTTCTTCTTCCCGTATCGTTGTTAACGCTGACAACATTGATTTGGCAACAACTGGCGTAACAGCCAGCACATACAAATCAGTCACTGTTGACACATATGGTCGGATCACTGCTGGCACAAACCCAACAACAATCTCTGGTTTCGGTATCACTGACGCTTATACCAAAACTGAGATAGACACAACGACAAGTGGCTTGCTGGCAAAGGCTGGCGGCACAATGACTGGCAACATTGTGATGGGGTCTAACAAGGTCACATCAACTGCCACTCCTACGACTGACGACGACCTGACTCGCAAGGCTTACGTTGATTCGATTCTCGGATCAGCAACAAGTGCAGCAACCAGTGCAGCCGCAGCAGCAACAAGCGCCACAAATGCCGCTACAAGCGCCACAAACGCCTCTACAAGCGCAGGACAAGCCGCAACCAGTGCAACGGCTGCTGAAGCTGCTTATGACTCGTTTGACGACCGTTATTTGGGGCCAAAGAGTTCTGCTCCAACGACAGACAATGATGGCAATGCTTTGCTTACAGGCGCTATCTACTGGAACTCCACAAGTAACACATTGTGGGTTTGGAACGGTTCTGCCTGGACTCAAGCAACTCTGACTGCTGGTAGCTTTGCTACTCTGACAGGCACTGAGACACTGACCAACAAGACCATTGCTTTTGGTAGCAACACCTTGACGGACGTTGCCAGCACCAACACAGCTCAGACCTTCACAGGCACTAAGACATTTAGCGGTACGTCTTCCACACAAGCCATTGTCCTGAACGATGCTGCCGAAGTTGCCACAGTCTCTGCCACAGCAGCTACTGGCACGATTGCTTATGACATCACCACTCAATCGGTTCTGTACTACACCAGCAACGCAAGTGCTAACTGGACAGTGAACTTCCGAGGCTCTAGCGGTACATCGCTCAACACGCTGATGTCCACAGGCCAGTCCATGACCGTGGCTTTCTTGGTCACTCAAGGTTCAACTGCTTATTACAACTCTGCTGTGCAAGTTGACGGTACAACCTCTGGCGTGACAACACGTTGGCTTGGTGGCGCTCCTACTGCTGGTAATGCTAGTGGTATCGACAGCTACAGATTTGCAATTCTGAAAACAGGCAGTGCAACCTTTACCATCCTTGCCTCAGTCACACAGTTCAAAGCATGACAAACTCCTACGTTTACACGTTGGTTGATCCTCGCAACAACTTGCCTTTTTATGTGGGCAAGGGGAGTGGACGTAGGTGTTTCTTTCATTCATGGGAAGCACGTAACAGCGACAAACAAACACCCAAGCTGAACAAAATCAGGAAGATTCAACGGCTTGGCTTGTCTGTTCGTGTATGCAAGGTTGAGCAAAATGTCACTGATGACATGGCAAAAGACTTGGAATGCTTGTTGATTGCTGAAGCAAGAGACATTGGTATTGAGTTGACAAACCTGACTGATGGCGGTGATGGCGCACTTGGTTTAAAACGTACACCAGAGCAGATTGCTAAGAGCCGACATGATTGGACTGATGAGCAAAAGCAAAAGATCAGCGACTCCCTTAAGGGTGAGCGTAATCCAAACTACAACAAGCCATGTGATGAGGCCAGAAGGCAAGCAATCATCAAAGGCACAACTGGCGTGAAGAAAAGCACGACAGAAAATATGAAGAAGCCAAAGCGCAAAGAACAATGCCCACACTGCGGAATAATGGCAAGTGGTGGGAACTTGGCAAAATGGCACATGGACAACTGCAAAAGCAAGGAATAACAATGCCTTTACAACAAACTAGCGGGGCGGCTTCCTACGATGCGTTCGGAGGAGGAGTTCCTTTTACTCCGACATACATAGAAGATGTCATGAGTACGTTTTTATATTCTGGGACTAATGCCACCCAAACAATCAATAATGGAATTGATCTTTCTGGTAAAGGTGGATTAGTGTGGCTAAAGCCCAGAGACTGGGCGACTAGTCATATGCTTTTTGATACCAATAGAGGTACTGGAAAAATTCTATATTCAGACGCAACGGCAGCACAGTCAACCGACAACAACTCGTTAACAGCTTTTAACTCCAACGGTTTTACACTAGGCACCAGCAATCAAGGTAATGCAAGCCCTTACAATTTTGTAGGATGGACTTTTAGAAAAGCGCCGAAGTTCTTTGATGTGGTGACTTGGACTGGCAACGGAGCTGCAAGTCAACAAATTTCTCATTCGCTTGGAAGCGTCCCCGGATCAATTGCTGCAAAACGCACAAGCTCATCTTGGTATTGGATTAACTACCACCGCAGTTTGGGGAATACTCAGGCAGTATTTTTAAATCAGACAACGGCGGCAATTGCCAGCAGCGCTTGGTGGAATAACACCGACCCAACCAGTACATCTTTTACTGTTGGTTCAGAACTTAATGCTGCTGGTGAAACATTTGTTGCCTACCTATTCGCCCACAACGCAGGTGGCTTTGGCCTGACTGGTACGGACAATGTGATTTCGTGTGGGAGTTATAACCGCACGGACGGAGTTAAAAGCGTTGTGAATTTGGGCTTTGAGCCTCAGTTCATTATCCAAAAAACAGCTACTGCGGCCTCGCAATGGGTAATGCTTGACGTTATGCGCGGATGGACTGGCGCATCAAATAGCCATCTATTTGCCAATCTTTCAAACGCAGAAACAACTGGCAACATTGGCATCATGCCGACTGCCACTGGTTTTGAGGATTACACAACCGCTGGAGCAACAGACACCATCATCTACATCGCCATCCGCCGTGGCCCGATGAAAGTGCCTACGGATGGGACGAGTGTGTACGGCGCTGTATCAAGAGCAGGCACTAGCGCAAATGCCACAGTTACAACTGGTTCTTTCCCGCCCGATTTGACAGTTATTCGTGCAACAGATGCTGGTTACTCTTGGCG